ATCAGCGATCGCATCTTTCCAGGACAGCCTGGAAGTAACTGACTACGCTCGGGCCAAGGCGAAGATCACCCAACTATTCGCCCTCGCCATCACCCGCGAAATGGCAGACGACGATGCCGAGCTGTATGGCGATGAATACAAGGTGGACCTTGGCCGTGGTCCAGTCAAGCTTGAGCTAGATCCAGGTGATAAGGCCGAGTTCCTTGAGTCGCGCCACCCATCAACAGAGTTCCAGGCGTTCCTGACTCTTAGCCTGCAAGCTGCTCTAAAGAGCTTGGATATTCCCTGGAGCTTTTACGATGAAGCTTACACGAACTTTTTTGGTAGTCGCGCTGCTCTTATCCAGTATCAGCAGGCTTGCAAATCGAAGCGAGAAGATCTGAAAGAGATGCTCGACCGGATCACCGTTTGGAAGATCCAACAGTGGATGGCAGCTGGGATTCTTTCGATGCCTGCGGGCGTACAGCAGATCGACCAAATCTATTGGGACTGGATCCCTGCCGGTGTGCCTTACTGGAACCCTGAGCAAGAAATCACCGGCGACCTGATGGCCGTCGAAGGCAAGCTACGCACACGTTCAGAGATCCGTCGGGAGAAGTACGGCGACGATTGGCGTGATGTTGTGCGCAAGCTTGCCGAGGAGCGGGATTACCTAACGCAGTATGGCTTCGACGAATCGACCGAAGGGCTGGTTAGCGTCCCTGTGATGGCTGAGCCTGGCGTCCCGGAAGAGACCACCGAAACAGAAGGAGAAGACAATGGGCAACAGCCGCCTAACGATGTTTCGTAGCCAGCCTGCCAAAGCACCGGCAAGCGGTGTTGATGGCCGAACCATCAAGCGGGCCAAGGTGATCGAGGCAGGGAGTCTAAACGACTCTCGGCCAATCGTGGTTGATGCTGTCACCTTGCAGCAGGTCGCTGACATCGGCAACGGTGCAACCCGCGGAATCAAAGCACGCTGGACCCATCCGCACATGTCGAGCGATGGCCTCGGGACCACAGTTGCAAGGGCACGGAATTTCCGCGTCGAGGGGAACGCCGTTTACGCTGATTTCACGATGTTATCGGCAAGTGATAACAGTCCCAAGGGTCAGCAGGGAGCCTACCTCCTGGAGCTAGCCCAGGAGGATTCGGAGACGTTTGGATTGTCGATTGTGGCTGACTTCTCGGATGAGATGCTAGCCGCGTTGGAATCACTGAAGCCCGGCGAAAAAGCACCCTTGCGAATCAAGGGGCTCAGGGCTGTTGACTTTGTTGATGAGCCAGCCGCAACCCGTGGTGGGCTCTTTGATCTATACGACAAGCGAGACCTGGCACCTGTTGTTAGCTCGCTGATTGAGACTCACTTTTCGGGTGTTCCGAAAAAGGAAGTGGTCGAAAGACTACTCGGTTTTCTGTCGCTTCACTACGGAGAAGACGTTATGGCTGATGCAGCGGTGGACGCTGTCGAGACTCAGCAGCAGGAACAGGCCGCACCTGTGGCACCTGCACCCGCTGCGATGAGCCTTGAGGCTGCGCAACCTTACATGGTTGCGTTTGGTGATCGGGGAGCCAAGTGGTTCCTTGAGGGAAAGACGATGCAGGAATGCCTGTCGATCGTCAATGGCGAGATTGGCGAGGCTAACGCGAAGCTGCAATCCCAGGTGGATGAGCTAACCGCGAAGCTTGCAGCGATCGAGGGGAAGCTTGGTGAGGAGCAGCCACTGAGCGCTGCACCTGCTGGCAAGGAGTTGACCGCAGCTCAGATCGAAGCAGCAGAGCGACGCGCGAAGCTTGCCAAGGCTGGTGCTGATGAGAAGGCGATTCGATGGGCTGGGGCGTTCGCTCCAAAGTCCTCTAACTGATTTTAACCAACGCAACCAAAACGGAGACTTTGAATTATGGCTGATAGCTACCTGACGACGACCGACGTGGCGCATTTCAACAAAACCGACATGGACATTCTGGTGTCCGATGTTCTGGACGATGCACCGTTTTTGAGTGTGCTCGCTGCACGAACCGTGCTTGGGAACACGTTCAAGTATTCCAAGATCACCGCCAACCCAGCGGTTGGATTCCGTGATGTCAATGATGGGATCGAAAACAAGAAGGGCACCTACACCAGCGTGACGCTGGATCTCAAGGTGCTCGATGCTTCGTTCGCCGTTGACATCGCAGCCGCTACCGCTGATGAGCGTGGCCTTGAGCACATGATGGGAATCGAAGCACTCGCCCACATGCGACAGGCGATGGCCGAGGTGGAGCAGCAGATTTTCTACGGCACCGGAAACGATGCTGGCGGGTTTGCTGGGTTTGCTGGCCAGGCTAACCTGAACGGCTTGAGCGATGCCCAGGTGGTCGGTGCTGGTGGAACGACTGCTTCGACTGGTTCTTCGGTGTACCTGGTCCGCACGGGCGATTCTGATTGCCAGGTTCTCTGGGGTCAGCAGGGTGTTATCTCGATCGGTGAACGCCAGATCGTTGAGCGTGCCGGATCCTCTACTGGTCGCTTCCCGGCTTACTACCACCCAATCGTTGGTTGGTGTGGCCTGAAGGTTGGATCGATCTACAGCGTTGTCCGCATCGCCAACCTGACTGCCGACTCCGGAAAGGGTCTGACCGACAGCCTGATCGCTCAGGCTTTGGAAAAGTTCCCTGCTTCCCGTGGTCCTAACTACATCGTGATGAACCGACGATCGCATCGTCAGTTGCAGTCCAGCCGGACAGCGACCAACCCGACTGGAGCACCTGCACCATTCCCCTCGGAATCGTTCGGGGTTCCCATCGTTGTGACGGATCAGATCGGCAGCACCGAAACCCTGTTGACCTGATCCTAGTCCACTGAGGTAAGCAATGCCAACAGCCCTGGAGTCCGCAGTCATCGCCGCACATAAGGCCGCACGCTCCATTCATGGAGTGTCGATCACCTACACCCGCGGTGCTTCATCTGTGACGATTTCCAGGGCTGTCCCTGGCCGGTCAGTTCACGATGTCACGCAAGATGGTTCAGTGATTGAGCAGATCAAGAGCCGCGATTACATCTTGCTTGCCTCGGAGCTAAAGATCGGTGGCGTTGTGATTACTCCTCAGCGAGGCGATCAGATCACTGAAGGGGCCAAGGTTTACAAGGTTCTTTCGGTAGGTGGTGAGGCTGCCTGGCGTTACCAGGATCAGACGATGCAGACTTTAAGGATCCACACAAAGGAAATCTAATGCCCTTGCCAGTGGATCTAGTTGACGCTGTTGTCACGCTCATTCAGGGCGGGACGTACAGCCAGACAGTGACGACCGCTAAGAAGCTGGTTCCGATTTACGAACGGGATGTACTCACTGGTTGGGATGTCACGGTGCATAGTGCCGAACAATCCCGCGAACTACTGAGCCGTAGCAATCTTTGGACGAAGATTTACACCGTTGGTGTCGTTCTCCGTACTGATTGCAGCGGGACTGAAGCAGCGCAGGAGACGAAGACGGGACAATTTTTGACGCTCTGCCAGGAGATAATGGACCGCTTAGCGGCCAATAACCTGGCTGGGTTATACGTTCATGAGATCGAGCAATTGGAGCCATTCGACCCTAACCGGGTGGCCGAAGATGGCGTCCTACAGACAACCATTTCCATCCGCTATAAGGGGACCATATAAATGGCACACGTACTGAGCCAAAACGCAAAGCTTTACCGCAACACCGGCACTTATGCCGTTCCTGTTTGGGATCTCATTGGCAACGTCAAGGATCTAACCTTGAGCCTTGAGAAGGACGAAACCGACGTAACGACTCGGGCGTCTGGTGGCTGGAAGGAATTCGTTGACGGGATGAAGGATGCGACCGTCGAATTCGGTATGCTCTGGGATACCGGCGACGCTGACTTTGATGCCTTCCAAGGTGCATTCATCAATAACACCTCCGTTGAAATCTTGGTCCTTGATGGCCTTGTTGCAACGACTGGCAGCGAGGGGCTGCGGGCTACGATGATGGTGAAGAGCTTCACACGTAATGAGAACCTCGGTGAGGCGTTGATGGTGGACGTCTCCTTGCGACCAGTGAAGAACGCCAACTCCGCACCTGTTTGGTATACTGCAACGTAGTTTTTGCAGTCATCCTAACGAGGCCCAACCATGCGAGCGTTTAATGATTCCACCGGCCATCAGTGGCTGATCAAACTGACGGTCGGTAACCTACTGGCGATCAAGCAGAATCTAAAGATCGATCTACTAGATTCACCTGAGCAGATGCCAACTGACATCCCGACGTTGATGGATGTCCTTTGGTTTATCTGCATGGATCAGGCCCAAGCATTGGGCATTGATTGCAAGGTGTTTGGTGATCGCTTAGATGGCGATGCTTTGTCCGCTGGGATCGATGCTTTCATGGAGGAATGGTCTGGTTTTTTTTCGCGCCTGGCACCCGCAAAAAAGGAACTGCTGGCCGGTCTGTGGTCAAGCAGCAAGCGGGGCCAGGAGGTACAAGCGGAGCGGATCAAACAAGCGTTTGGCAAGCTCTCTATCGACTGGCTGGAATCGTCGGAATCGATCCAGCAGGATTGACTGCCAGGCAATTGATGGAGATGGCGAGGGGAG